AGAAACAGTATTTACTTCATCGTGCGTTGCATAGATAGATAAATCAGGTTTATTCTGGATATACGATGGGTCAGTATCATCCGTTTCATCCCAGTTAGATTGAACTTGAGAAGATGGAATCATTCCCGTTACATATTCAATTGCGGTAACTGTTGCTTCATAAACTTCAGTATGAGTTGCAACGTCTTCAGGAATAATACCAGTAATACCTGTTACAATTTCAAGTAATTCTTCTTCGGTTACATAATCGTCAAGAATAGAAGGATCGACAGAAATAACGTTGTTGGTAATATCAATACCCCAACCAGGTTCGTATTCCTGATCACCGCCTGCAGCAGACGTAGCAAGATTACTTAAGCTGTGAACTTCAACGATTAAGTCAGTAACCATACCGTTTGCCTGGTCGAAGGCAACCTGATAATCCATATCTTCTGGTAATCTGTAAATATCATAAGAAAGTTCGAAATATTGAGGACCTTCCTTAGTTTCATCAATATCAATCTTAATAGGATTTACAGAAGTATATTCAATATAATTTAATGTAGTATCAACGTTTGCTACATTATCAACTTCAAATGCACCTCGTACGGTAATATGGTAAGACATGCCATTCTTGAGCTTTAAATAGCCATCTGAGCTCAAATTGATATTACCCTTATTACGAGTAAGGTTTGCTATAGTTGTGACATTACGTGCTCTGTATTGGCCATAATAAAGCTTATCACCAACATATGTAGAAGAACCGCCATTACCTCCTTGACAATGGACGTTATATCTAGACATAATGAGGGAACCATACTTATTATAAACATAGACATCATATGCATTCTCAGGCGATGCGAGAATTACATTGGAACCTATGGAATCCAGAGGAATCTGGAAAGGATGTAAAGTACCATTCCAATCGGATGCACAGTAATATTTGTTACGTGTACCATGGATATAAACTTCGATGTAACCACCAGTTAACGGTTTACCAGCACTGTTAATTAATTCGAACTCTGGCGAAAGTAAATAGTCCCATTGAACTAAATTTAAATCGTTAATCATAATAACAACTCCTGTTAATGCTGACCTATTATAAGGTCTTATGACTCAATGTATAGATAATAATTAGATGTTAAATAATCAGAATAATTCTGAACATTTATATATGTTTACAAATATTTACTAAATTTGTTTATATATATAATGTAAGGAGATATAACATGACTTCACTAGACAGAATTAAATCATATTGCAAAGATGATATTTCACAAATTGAGAATTATGAACTTGCTAAAGCTGATAATTTCAAAGAATGGGCATGTCATCATAAATTAGAAATTCATGAAGACTATCAGAATTCTTATAAAGAAATGAAGATGATGGGACTTTATTATAATAGACCTGCTGAAGAATTAATATTCTTACCTAAAGGTGAACACTCACGTATTCACAGAATTGGTATGAAATTTAATGAAGAATGGAAATTAAAGATTTCTAATGCTCTTAAAGGAGTAAATCATATAGGTGAAAGAAACGGTATGCATGGTAAACAGCATTCAGAAGAATCTAAACGTAAGATGGCTGAAGCGCGTAAGCTTTACTGGGAACGTAAGAGAGGTGAACATGTATAATATGCCGCGTTGGAATAATCCTGGTAGAAGACGCAAGATTAATTATAGCCATACTTGTAAAGATTATTGTTGGTATTATGACTTAGATAATGATGATTTCGAATATTTGGTCATGAAATTAAAGAATAATGAATATTTAACCGATAAAGAGAATGAACGATACGGTAAGTATATTTATACAATTATATATATTGTATTATGTAATCCTAAATTTGCAGATAAACCACATGAAGAAAGAGCAGAATTATTTGAACAAGCTGTATTAGAATTGTTAGCAGGTATCACAACATTTAATCCAAATAAAGGTAGATTGTATAGTTATTCTTATAGAATTTGTTATACAGCATTCTGTCATTATTATACCAATAAACACGTTGAACTTGAACGTAACCAAATTATTACAGACCATTGTTTAGAAGAATTAACAATTTATAATGAAGAATTCACAGATCATAAGATTAAGAGGCATTAATATGAATAAAGAATTTAAAGATACACAAATAAATTTCGTTCCAGGAGACTACTTCGCATGTGGTTTCTATAGGATTCGTAACCCGTTTAACAAGCTATATTCGAGTTGTAAGGCCACTTTGTCACCCGCTGGTAGATTTCACTACTATGGTCAGGAATGGATTTATACGCAACGTATATGCTCACCAAAGACATTCGAGGCATTACTCAAGCTTAAAGAACAAACAGGTATTAAATTCATTATAGACTATGATGATGATGTTTGGCATGAATTACCAGAATATAACCGTTGTCAGATACATGCACAAGAGAATTTCGAAGGTATGAAGAAATACTTAGATTTACTTGCAGACAAGGTTACATGTACAAATGAATTCCTTAAAGAGAATTTATCACAGTTCTTACCTAAAGAGAAGATTGAAGTAATTCCTAACTGTCTTGACTTTAATACATGGAGATTTGACAGATATAAGGCACCAAATGAAATCTCATTCTTCTATGCAGGTTCCCCTACACATTATGACGACAAGAGCTACGGTGATTTCCCTAAAGGTGCAGTTCAATATTTACAGAATCAGAAGGTACACATTATGGGTCCTAAGCCTTGGTTCTTAAACGTTGTGAAAGAATCACCATGGGTTGCAATCGAGGATTACCCTATACAGTTTGCAAAGAATGCATTACAGACCAAGTTTATACTCTCGTTTATTGAAGACAATTACTTTGGTAACTGCAAATCTGATTTGAAATATTTAGAAGCTGCAGCCGTCGGTAGAGTATGTCTATGTTCTGATATTTCTACGTATGCAATAGCACATCCATACCAGAAGGTACCAAATAACGTAACTAAACAATCATTCAAGTATATTGTTGAACGAGCAAATGATAATTACGAAATGTTATTAAACTACCAATATCAGAAACTACAAGAACGATGGTGTAATAAAGAACGTTACTTAAAGTTATTTGTTTAAATTTCTAACATATGTGTAAGAAAGTTCACGTAATTAGAATATTGTTAATAATAATATATATAATAATATATAATAAAGAAACCTCCGAGGAACTTCCTACGGAGGTTATTTAATTTGTGTTATCTAATCTGGATTAGAGAGCAACGACGTTAGAAGTTGCATCCTTGATACAGACGTAAGTAACGGCACGTGGGTCAGTAATACCCCAGACACCAGCGATGGTGTAACGAGTAGTATTGGTTCCCTTCATGACGTCAACTGCACGAGCGGTATGCATTGTGATTCCGTTCGGAGTAGAAACACGTTCATCTGCGTTAGACCAGTCAAGATCCTTGATGGTATCAGCTTCGAAAGCACCATTAAGACGGATAATACCAGTGAAGTATGTACCTTCCTTAATTGGGTTAACGAGCTTAGCATTTGCAGCCGGGACAGCAGAAGCTTCACGAGTACCACGACCAGCGAAATCAACGTGACGGACCTTAACAACACCAGCAGCACCATCTTCGATTGCAATGAATGCCTTTGGAGCAGAGGTAGCTTCACCAACGAGGTCACATGCCTTAACACCAGCGATGAACAATGGAGTACCAGCCGGAATATCTTCAGTAACGTTGTTGAGAGTCAATGTATCAACCTTGTCACCAGAAACGTAAGATGCAACAGTTGCACTCGAAAGTTCGTTTGCGAGAGCTTCAGAAATTTCAACAACCTTGAAACCTTGCTGAGAACGGACTTCAGCTTCACCAATAGTACCCTTAAGACCCTTACGATAAATCGGTTCGACGTCACCAGCAGGTTCATAAGCCTTACCAGACGAACGAGCGATAGAATGAATCATTGGGTCGAAGAATGCATACTGCGATTCAGACGAGATGGATTCGAGGAAGTTAGAGGCCTTAAACAACGGTAACCAACCCTGACCAACGAATGCGGTATTCTGCTTACCGAGGTCAGCATCCATAACATCCTTAACGAGGCCCTTAGCGAGCTTCTCACCATTAGGCTGAGCAATTTCCTTATCGAAATCTACAGAAGCCTTAACGAGGATATCGGTATCAATTGCGATGTTACCTTCCTGAATCTTGAATTCAACCGGACGTTCCTTGAGAGTGGACTTGTGACCAGTAATATCAATACCAGTAACATATTCACCAGCATCACGGATGACGAACTGATAAGTCTGACCATTTCTCTTTCCAACGAGCTGGTCACCTAAATAGGACTTAGTACCAACAGTGAGGTACGGAGCTGCTTCAGCAGAGCGGATAAGAACGAGTTCGGTGCGTTCATTAACCTGAAATTCATTGTTAACAGAATCTTTGTAATTCATAATTTATTTCCTTTGGATTTAATGTCTATGTGTTTGTAAATATTTGTTAATCGATGCCATACTAGACGTTATACTCTGATGTGGACTAGTAGTAGCACCAGCATTTGTTATCTGCTTTCCGATGACGGGCATAGCAGGCTTTGGAGCAGGAGTTTCTGCAGGTTTCTTAGAACTGTAATATTCGTTTAAGATTGTATCAGCAACCCTCGCAGTATTCCATTTAATCATATCCGGGTCAGTACTTCTGAACATACTATTTAACCATCTATTCGGGTTAGTCATGAGTTCACGAAGAACAATCGGATAATCATTCAATGTTTCGAGGTAATTGAAAGCTGCGTTAGTCTTATCAACCTTATGTATTTCATTCGCAAATATTCCACCCTTGGTTGCAATAAGATTATCGTAATCTTCCAATTCCTTTCCTTCGAAACATCTTTCAGTTACGTAACGGTCATAGTCGATTGCATGCTGAATCTGGTCCTGTTCCATAGATTTACGCAGATTACTTACTTCATTCTGCATGTCTTTCTGTTGAACCTTCCAGTCAGTAAATGCATCATAGTCAACCGTACCATCCTGTTTCTTGAAATCTTCGGATTTAAGGTCTTGATACTTCTTTAACGCATCTTCAAGTTCTTTGATTCGTGCGTCTTTCTGCTTGTTGGTTTCATTGAACTTGTTGTTCAACTTGTCATATTTGTCCTGCAATTTACGGTTCTTATCTTTCTGTTTCATGAACGCATAATCTTGCGGTGTCAGTTCTTTCTTCTTATCATCCTTCGTTTCTTCGACCTTGGGCTCATCACTTCCCTTATCTTCAACTTTAGGTTGATCGCCGTCGTTTGGCTTATCGCCGTCATCTTTGGTTTCAACTTCCTTAGTTTCAACCTTCTTTGCATCCTCAGGAGAATCGACGTTAACTTCTTCCGATTTGGTTTCTTCGACTGATGGGGTCTCAGTTACCTTCGCATCTTTATCGTTGCCTTTCATATAGCTCAAGGCTTGCTCTGTTGACATACTCATATAGGATTGTCATTCCTCGCCGGTGTTAATTTAAATTTACATATAATGGTCACCGTTACCATTATACAGAAATAATTAGATATTTCATGGAGCCAAAGAGAATCGAACTCTTCCACGGTGCTTGCAAAGCACTATCGCCAGCCTTGGAACATGTGGTCCCATATATGAAGAATAATTAGAGAAGTTTAGAATCCTTGACCGTTATATGGCTTTCTTTCTCTTAAATAATCTTCCATATTAGAATTTAAGAATCTATACATACCGTCTGGTGTAACGTTCGGATATTGATAAATCTTATTACCCATCTGTATATTTGCTGTATTCGTTCTCGGTTCATATTGAATATTACCAATATAAGAAGAAGACTGAGTAATTGGACGTCTTGGTAAATTATCTTCTTTCCAATACTGTGGTTGTGCTTTCTCCCATTCTTCTGCATTTAATCTTAACTGCATTAAAGCTGCAGATTTAGCAGGACCTGGAGGCATAGCTTTCCAAGCTTCGTAACCTGGTTGATTACGAATATCAAGTAAATCCATATGTTCCTGTTCTGTTTGCATCTTGGTTGCATTTCTATTACCGCTCATCGCAGCATTGCCACCAAGACCAGATCCTGTTAATACTTCAAATAACATTATTCCTCCTTGAAATCGTTACCGATATTT